TTAGTAATCCTACCTTCTTTACCCCATTCAGCTAGACCTTCCCAGTCAGTAGCTTCACCAATAGCTTCAGCAGCAGAGTAAAGGTTAGATTGGAATTGTTCTACTCCTCTACCTACACCTGAACTAAAAGTATTAGGGTCTACGGCTCTAGGAGCGAAAGGGTTACCCCCTTGCATACCAGCAAAAGGGTTAGCACTATTAGTGTTTGCAAAAGGGTTAGCCATTCATTACTCCTGAGATTGACCTAGGAATTGCTGGAAGGACATAGGTTGTTGCCCTTGACTAGCAGCATTCCTCACGTAGTTCTTATAAGGGGTTACTTGTTCATTTAAAGCTTTAAGTACTTCCTCAGGACTAGCATCCATTACCCAGTTACCTAAGGCATCACCTAAGGCTTCTCGTAATGTAGAGTCTTGAGACAAGTTCTCTAAAGCAGAAGGACTAGGAGTAGACTGATCTACGATCTTGGCTACATCACTAGGTTTAAGTTGTGGTTGCTGGGCTTGTTGGTTAGCTCGTATGGTAGTAGCAGCTAGACCAGCAGCTCTATCCTTAGCGTTCTCCTCTGCTTGCTGTTCCATACCATACATACCTTGGTATAGACCTAGAGTACCTCTAGCAATATCCCCAGCAGTATTAGAGTAGCCTTTACTCTTAGCCCATGCAGTAGCAGCAGTACCAATTAAGGCAGCTTTAGTAGAAGGAGATAGACCAGACCAAGTGTCAGCAGTAAACTTAGCAGCACCCATTAACATGTTGCCTGCTTGGTTAACTAAGTCCATTAACCCTAAGTCATCTTCTGGTGTACCAGTCTCAATGATCTGCTTAGCTGACTGTTCTGCTCTCTTACCTACTTGTAAAGCTTGGTAATCCTGAGCTTGTTGTAGCTGTGTGTCTGCTTGTTGCTGTAGTTCAGGGATAGGAGTAAGGCCAATGCCTTGGCCAGTTAAGTTCTCCTGTCCACTCATAATAGCTTCGTTAGCTTGTACTGGATCTACTAGTACCATCTCACCACTAGGGGTAGGGAGGTAACCTGTATCAGCTTGGATAGGTTGATCAATGTTACCAATCCTATCTGCTACCTGATCAAAGCCCATAGGTACAGGAGCACTACCAATGTTACCTACTCGGTTAGTAACTTGGTCGAAACCCATAGGAGTGTCTATGATAGTAGGACTAGGCATCTCCCCCATAGGGATAGGTTCAGGGGCCATAGTAGATATAGAAGAAGGAGAACTAGCGTTGATCCAACTATCTTCTAGCTGAGCCTCTGACGCTAAGTCTCCTACTCTATCTGCCATCATGTCTAGCCCAAAGATACCTTGAGCATTCTGAAAGATTTTCTCTTGTGCCATTATCTACTCCTTAGAAAATACCACTGGTTAGTAGGCGACCACCAGCATACATGCCTAACCCGATAGGCCCACCTACCGCGGCTGCTGTACCTGCACCTGCTAGCTCAGAGGCTATACCAGCAGTCTTAGCATCTACACCTAGTGCCTCTAACCCTTCTTTACCAGCAAGTCTAGCACCTGTACCAGCTAATCCAGCAGCACCAGCTCCTAACCCACTAGCACTATCTACAGCAGCTTCAGTACCAGCCTCAGCTACTGCTTGTCCACCTTGAGCCATAGCTTCTGAACCTACAGCAGTGGATGTATCAGAGAAGATAGAAGCAGCAGTGTTACCAAAAGGATTACCAGTACTTACCATCTCACCTGTGAAAGGAGAAGTCATAGTATCTACTGTGGGAGCAGCAGCATTACTACCACCCCAGTCATAAAGGATACTACCACTACCTCTACCTGCTTCTTGCATAACAGCAGTAGGGACTTTACCTAGGAATCCACCTACTTCTGCTTTCATAGCATTAGCTTCTTGTTGGATATTACCTAAGTTCTTCTGAGTAAGTTGCTTAAGTCTATTGCGAACAGGAGAAGTAGAGCTACCTGCAACAGACGTATTGTAATAAGACATTACTTACCTCCTTGCTGAGAGGTAACACCCCAACCACCCATATCAACATTAAGTAGATCACGGATAGCTGTAAGCTCTTGTAAGTCAGCAGAAGATTCATACTGCCAACGGTTGAATAGATCATCAAGTACTGCTTGTTGTTCTCTCTGACTACCACCAGCAGCATACTCTAGACCAGAAGTAAGATTACCAAGGTTAGCAATAGCACCCTGCTGGTTAGCTTGCCAGTTTCCATAATCCTGAAACCTAAGCTGAGAAGCAAGGTCACTGATATCCTCAGTAGCTCCACGCATAGCAACACCTTCTGCAATACCATGTCGAGTACTCCCAAATTGACCAGCTTGTCCTGCTGCATCACCAATACTAGTTAGGATATTCTCTTGTAAGTTACGAGTAATATCACCAGAAGCAGCATCAATAACTGATTGTAGTTGTGGGTTGTTAGGATCATAAGGAGCTAGTGTAGATTCTAGTCCACCAATAGCAGACTCTAGTGCTCCACCTTCCCCTGTTAACCTGTTAAACAATTGTTCTTGTTGTGGACTCCAACCTGCATAAGTCTCCTGACCTCCTGCAAAGTTTGGATCAACCAGTCCACCATCTGTACCTATTTGTCTAGTAAGTAGGTCTCGATAGTTACCCCACTCTTGGGATTGGGCTGGTGTCCATGATTCGTTAGACTGACCTCCGCCATCTGACATAGCTATAACCTCTTAATTAGTTTAGTATGTTGCACCTCATAACCTTTAGCCAACCTAGCATGAGCTGGTCTAGCTAAGATAGCTAGTGCATCAAAGTTTAAATCCTTAGCTAGATCTTCTACTTCACTGAACACAGTATCTATTACTGTTGCTAGTGTCTTAAGATCCCAAGGAGTATTGTCATTCTTAAATCCTGCTGTATGTGTAACCTGTAGTAGTCTAGCTGTAGCAGTAGTTATTACTTCGGTTACAAAGAGTAGCTTACCTTCTGATCCAGTCCATAACCATAGCTGTACTTTGTCTTCCATAAGTCTACGGTATAGATTCTCTACTGTCTCAAAGTTAATTGTAGTATCCCAGAACTGGTGTAAGGAGGCAAGTAAGGAGGGAGCTTCATCAGCTATAGTAGAAGTGGGTATATGTCTAATCATTGTCGTTACCCCTAAGAAGTAGTGTTTAAGTTAGTTTTAAGAAGTAGAGTAAGAAAGTAGAAGACTTCTTATCTTAACTTCTTAAGTTAATCTTAATGCTACTCCTTAAGAGTATTTGAGTTTAGCATATTTTAAGAAGAAAGTCAACAGTAAGATTAAACTATTTTAGTCCAACCAGTGGATTTGTATACATATAAACCTTCTCCTCCTCCTGTAGGGTTCCAACCTACACCATCAGCATAAGCTACTAATCCTACAGTAACTCTTTCAGGTGCTTCAGTAAGAGGAGGATACTGATGTTCCAGTGAACTAATAGCTTGAGATACTCTCTGAAACTCCTCATACATCCAGCGAATGTAAGGACTAATCTCAGGAGTTATCTGCTCACGATTAGGAGGTACAGAAGCTACATATCGAGTAGAACTAGATTGTACTGCCATCACTTACCTCCCTCAGTTGTATACTGAATAGTGAAACTCTCAATCAGTGGTAAGGCTGTACCTGAGTTACCACTAAGCCTGAAGCTAATGTATCGTCCCTGCCCCCTTAGGTAATGTCTGAACTTACCAACAGAGTACGTAGTAGGAGTCTTCCAGCTTACACCATCACCAGAGTTATACTGACTGCCTACCCTTACAGAGATAGTTCCTTCACCTGCAATGTTAGGTGTCATACTGTTCAAGTACTTAACCTTGGTCAAATCTCCTAAGGAAGCAGAGAGTTTCTCTAGTACCCACTCATAGGTTTGTCCATCAAACAAAGAAGAGTTGTCTACTTGATAGACAGCAGTGTCTTCCTTACTAGCCATCACAATAGATGAGTTAGCAGGAGAGTAAGCATTAGCATCCCAGTGTAATGATCCTAGATCCCATGATACATTCCTACCAGTGTTCCATACTTCATCTTCCTTAGGATCTACAATAGCTGTAGTAGCGTGTGCCAGATTAGGTAAGTCTCTGGTACTCCATGTGTTGTATACCCAGTTCCAGACAAGAGCAGTGTTACATGAACCATTAACACTGTTGTCATCAGGGTAGCAGATCCATATCTCCTTCTCTTCTGGGTTACTTACAGTGAACACATTCTGATAGAAGTCTTGGTTTAAACTACGGAAGAATAGATCCTTAACTTTCTTATCAGCAATAGAAGAATCTTGGATACCATCATGAATGTAGATGTCATCAAAGTCTACTACAAAGTGTTTACCTTCAAACTGGCTAACACACTCTCTGGATAACATTCCTCTATCTTCAAAGATCTTAGCAAAAGAAAAGACATAGATCCCCCCAATGAATTGACAAGAGTAGACAGAATCAGTCTTGTAGATAATCAATTGATCTCTAAGCTGAGAAGCATCTACGAGCTCCCCATCTGTATCAGCCAATGCTAGTTGACCAGCTTGAGTAGTAGGATCAGTAACATCCCAACTAGGAGGTTCTACACCTACATCAGCCGGATCACTCCACCTTAAACTAAGGGGTAAGGATTGACCAGACTCCTCGATGTTAAGGGCAAACAAGTAGTTCTTGAAACCCCTGAAAGTTTTAGCTTTGAAGTTAGCTGGTAAGTTAACAGAGTCTTTAAAGTCAGCATCAGCTACTTCTTTGACTTGTAACCTGTCTGACTCGTTGTTAAAGTATAAGCAACTGTTAAGAGCAGTGCTACTCCATCCAGCATCTACAGCATAGTTACCACCTGATGTACGAGTAACATCCTCCCATAATCCATTAGAGTTCTTATAAAGTTTACCACTTCCTGCTACATAGATCTCAGGGGTATCATTCTGGATAAGACCTCTTACATGTTCAGGGTTAACAGGAGGTGGGTCAAAGACTCTAGAGTGTCCTTGTACAGGAGTAAGTCTCCCTGACTTCAACCTTAAGTTATGGATAGTGGAGAACTGATTATTCTCAAGATCCACAGCAGGGAGATCAGCTACTAGCCCACCTGATACTGAGATAGGCATATTCAGATAAGCCATAAGTAGCTCCTTAAGTTTTCATAATGTAAGCAATAGCATAGTAAGGAGGGATGTTATCACCACTACCATCGAAGGTAATGTTGTGACTGTGCCCTTGTCCTCCACCTACATAGCTAGTTAGTGGTGAATCATCAGATGATACAAGGCCACTACCCACAATACGGTTAGCAGTAGGGCCAGCAGTAGAAGTCCCATACTTAGTAGCATAAGCATTACAAGAACCACCTTGGTGTTGGTGATTAGGCATCTGGTTTACTGTGAGTGTATGAGATTCAGTAACAGTAGGGTGAGGAATATCAGCACTACCCCCAGTAGTGTTGACGTTATAACTACCACCAGTGTCTCCTGTAGCTGCTACTATAAATTTACCTCTTAGGTCAGGAGTACCAGCAGTACCATCACACAGTGTCCAACCAGCAGGGATATTAGCTACTAACCCAGACCACATAGAGATAAGTCCAGTAGGTATGAAGTTAGTAGGATCAGTTGTTAAATTAAGTTGAGCAGGAGTAGCTGTCACTGCTCCATCGATGTTAGGGAAGGAGTTGATCAATGTCTTCTTAATCAGACGTATATGATCATCCCCTTGCCTACGAGTATCAGTTCCAGTAGGGTTAGTTGCTACCAGATCATCAATGTATGTACCTGACTCTAATGGCATAGGTTACTCCTT